TTTGCTATTACAGAGTGGCTTACAAACGATTTAAAATTGGCAGCAACTACCAATGAGGGCTGGAAAACTGTACCTGTTCTATGGCAGTCTCCGGAGCGAGCATTCCAAATTAAAGACAATAAAGATATTAGAGATACAGAAGGTGCTTATAAACTTCCTGTGATCAGTATTGAGCGAACAACGATTACAAAAGATCCAACTAGAAAAGGTGGTTTTCAAGCGCACAGGTTTTCACAAGATAAGAACGGAAGAACTGGCCGAATGGTCATAGCCAAAAGAATAGTTCAGGATAAGACTCGTAACTTTGCTGTTGTAGGCAATACAAGACGTGCCAACTATACAGGACAGAGTGCTCCACAAAAATATTATCCAAGAGTAAATAAAAAGATTGTAGTTCAAACATTATCAATACCAATTCCAGTTTATGTCAATATTGAATATAAAATATCTTTAAAAACAGAATATCAACAACAAATGAATGAGTTGGTAACTCCTTTTATTGCGAGAACAGGGCAAATAAATTCTTTCGTTATGAGAAGGAATGGCCATACATACGAAGCTTTCATCGACCAAGGCTTCGCACAAAACAATAATATAGCCAATTTAGCAGAAGAAAGTCGGATGTTCAATACAGACATTACCATTAGGGTTTTGGGTTATCTAATAGGCGAAGGTGAAAACGATGATCGACCTATCGTCAGAGTAGAAGAAAATATTGTAGAGATAACATATCCAATGGAAGGCATCGTTAAAGAAGATGATGATGGTTTTTTCCAAATCACTTCCTGAACAAAAACTAAAAATACCTTTTCGTTTCCTGACCTACTATTTATCTGTGATTAACCAATTTTATCGGTAAGATAAAAAGTATAAAAGGAGTATTTTTAAATGCCAGTTAAAGATTTCAAGTTTGTCTCTCCCGGTGTATTCATCAATGAGATCGACAATTCATTCCGTCCAGTAGGTTCTGACGCAATCGCGCCAGTTGTTATTGGTCGTTCTACCAGAGGGTTGGCCATGCAGCCAATCACTGTACAATCATATTCAGAATTTGTAGAGATGTTTGGCGACACTGTTCCCGGTAACGGCGGTGGAGATGTTTACCGCGATGGTAACTACCAGTCACCAATGTATGGAACATATGCCGCAAAAGCATTCTTAAACGCCAATGTTGCCCCGCTAACTTATGTTCGTTTACTTGGACAACAGACAACGAAAGGATCTTCTGATGGCGATGCTGCTGCTGCTGGTTGGAAAACAAATCAAGTTGCCCTAACAAATGGCGCTTCTGCTGGTGGCGCATATGGCTTATTCATTGGTAACTCTGGTTCAAGCGGAGTTTTTACTGGCTCTGATGCTTTACAATTGGCTGCTGTTATTTATGTACAAAGCGGTTCTGTACAACTCTCAGGAACTCAGGCAGGTCCGGAAAATGATGAGGCCGTAAAAGCATCATCTACTTTGGTAGATAGCGATAGTAACGGTAACTTTAAGCTAGTAATCAATGGATCCACAGCAGGTGAAAAAGTTATTACAGTCAGCATGGATGAAGACTCCAGCGTTTATATTCGCGATCAACTAAACACCAATCCACAATTGGCTTCCGCTCAGGGCCTTTTCTACCCCTCTGCTTCTTACGAAGATTACTGGCTAGGAGAAACCTTTGAGCAAGAAGCACGAGATGCTAGCTTGACTTCTGGTAACTTGGTTGGTATTATCGCAGGTTTGGCTTCTGGCTCTGCTGCCACAACTGGACCAGCAAACGTTAAGTCAGTTGCTTCTACTGAAGCTGTCGCAGGCTGGTTTATTGGTCAAGATCTGGGAACTCCTGCTTCTTATAACCCAGCAGAGGCTAAAAAACTATTCCGCCTAATTGGTCGTGGTCACGGTGAGTGGCTACACAAGAACTGTAAGGTTTCTATTGATAATATCCGTCAATCGAATACTACTGTTGACCCATATGGAACCTTCTCAGTTGTTATCCGCTCTATTTTGGATACAGACCTAAACCCAGTGGTTTTGGAACGTTTTGACAACTGTGATTTAAATCCCGCTTCTCCAAACTATATTGCCAAGGTTATTGGTGATAAATTTACTTCTTGGGACTCAACTAACTTAGAGCTAAAAACATATGGCGATTATGATAATCAGTCCAAATATATTCGTGTTGAAATGAATGACGATGTTGATGCTGGCGCTACTGAAGCGGCTCTACTACCATTCGGTTATTATGGACCACCAAAACTAAAAGATGTTGTTTCGCTAGAAGCCAGTGGTTCTAGTGCTGAGTTAAATGACCGTTATGTAGTTCTTGGAACAGGTCTTCCCGGATATGCTGGTTCTGCTACTTTGACTATTTCTTCTTCATGGAGTGCCGCAGCAACAGCTTCTTTAAGCTTCCCATCGGTTAGACTTAGAGCGAATAGCCATGATAGCGGAATATCTTTGGCTAGCAATGCTTTCTTTGGTATTGATACAAACAGAGACACATCTTCCGCAACCCCACAAGCAGGAATTTGGGATTCCCATCGCCTCTGGAATACCAGTATGGTAGGCACAAACGGTGCTGCTGGCGATGCTGCTTCTGACGCTGGTATGGATTCCTTCTCCTATATCTTTACCATGGATAATGTTAAAGCTGCTGCGACTGCTGGCCAATATGATTATACCAGTGGTTCTCGTACCGATGGAACAAGTTACACTGCGGTAAATGGCACAAACGCTCTATTGGATCTTGATATCAACAAATTCACCGCACCATTCTGGGGTGGTTTTGACGGATTTGATATCACCAGACCTGATCCACTACGTAACGGTGAAATGAGCACCACTTCAACTGAAGATGACAGCTACGTATTCCACACATATCGCAGAGCAATTGACACTGTATCTGATCCAGATTATATCAACATGAATCTCTTGGCTGTTCCCGGTCTAACACAGAACGCTCTAACCAGAAGAATGATTGAAGCTTGTGAAGAAAGAGCCGATGCTATGGCTATCATTGATCTTCCAGATGTTTACAGACCTAGCCATGAGCGATATTACGCAGATAAAACTCAGAGAATTGGAACAAACCCAACCGCTGCTGCCAACGCTCTCAAGCTACGTAGAATCGATTCAAGCTACGGCGCTACTTTCTACCCATGGGTTCGTACAGTAGACGCTAATACTTCTCAGCAAGTTTGGGTTCCACCAACAGTAGCCATGATGGGTGTCTTTGCCTCTTCTGAAGCAGCTTCAGCAATCTGGTTCGCTCCAGCAGGATTCAATCGCGGTGGTCTTTCCAACGGCGCTGCTGGTATTCCAATTGACGGAGTAACCGAGAGAGTATCTTCCAGAGATCGTGATCGTCTATACGAAGCACGTATCAACCCAATCGCTTCCTTCCCATCCGAAGGTATTGTAGTATTCGGTCAGAAGACACTTCAAGAGCGCCCAAGTGCTCTAGACAGAATCAATGTTAGACGTTTAGTAATCTTCCTTAAGAAGCAGATTTCCGTTATCTCTTCCAATCTTCTATTCGAACAGAATATTGAAGCTACATGGAACCGTTTCAAAGCACAGGTTACTCCATTGTTGACTAATACTCGCGCTGGCGGCGGTATCAGCGATTATCGTTTGTTCTTAGATGAAAATACAACCACGCCAGATTTAATTGATCAAAATATCATGTATGCCAAAATCATGGTCAAGCCAGCGAGAGCCATTGAGTACATCGCAATTGACTTTGTTATTGCTTCAACTGGAGCATCATTTGACGATTGATATTTTGAAACAAATACTATGTATTAATAAATAAGGAGAACCTATAAATGAGTTTCTGGACAGAAAAATATAGTGGAGCAGGAGTCAATGACCCTAAGAGATCCTTTAGATTTCGTGTACAATTTACCCAGATGGCCGAACTAACTGGTTATAGCACCGATTATCTATTCTATGCTAAGACTGCTGATAAGCCTAGCTTTCAGGTTGGATCTGTAGAGCACGATTTTCTAAACCACAAGTTTAAGTTTCCGGGTAAAGTTACTTGGCAAACTGTAACTATTGCCATGGTCGATCCCGGTCCTGACACCAATGGTGGAACAGGATCAGGTGTGGCATTTGGTTTGACCACTCTCTTACAAAAGAGCGGATATTCCATCCCAGCAGGCGTTAACTCGCAATATCAGACTATTTCTAAAACAAAAGCAGTTTCTGCCTTGGGAGATGTTATTATCGAGCAGTTAGACGCTGATGGTAACCCAATCGAAAAATGGACGCTTTACAATGCTTTCATTACAGATGTTAAATATGGTGGTCTAGATTACAGTGCCGAGGAACTTACTCAGTATGATATCACTTTAGACTATGATTGGGCTGAGTACGACGGAATCGATTTTGTAACGGCATCATAATTTTGTAAAATAACGAGAGGTGAAAATTGAGTAGAAGAAATAGTGACCGGATTGGGGGTCGAAGAGAATCAAATGCGACTCCCCCGGTCAACGCTGCCCCGCCGGAGGGGTTTTCATTTGTAGTTCCAACTGAGTTTGTGGAACTACCGTCAGGCGGTATTTTTTATCCAGAAGAGCACCCTCTTCATGGAAAAGATACTATTGAAATTCGACACATGACTGCTAAAGAA